GGTATTGGAACTTCACACTCCTTCACATCAACTAACCAGAATGCTAAGGCACTTATTGCAATTGATAATTGGTTCCAATCTCCCATTGTCGGTGGAGCAATAACTACCACTCTGGATAAAGATATATCCTTAGTAGATGAGAAAATTGAATTTACTGGAATAACTTCGTTCTTTAGTGGGGATCTAGTTCAAATCAATAGTGAGATTATGAAGATCAACACTGTTGGTCTTGGTAGCACTAATATTATTCTTGTGGATAGACCATGGATGGGTACTGGACTTTCTACCCATAGTTCTGGTGATTTGGTTCAGATAATTGAGGGTAATTATAATATTCGTGAGAATAAGATTCATTTTGTTGAAGCACCTTATGGATTAGAACCAATCTCATCAGATACTAATGCACCTGATGATAGAGATTGGGTAGGGATTGCTACACATTCTACTTTCCAAGGTAGAACCTTTATGAGGAGTGGAAAGACAGGAACAATTGCAGAGACATATACTAATAATATGATCCTGGATGACATTTCAAATGAATTTACAGGAATTGCTAAGACATTCGCTTTAACTAAGAATGGTGGAACGAGTGCTACTGGATTCTCTACCAGCAATGGTATAATTTTAATCAATGGTGTTTTCCAAGGTCCTGAGGGAACTCAACCTCGCGAAGAAGATTATGACATGAAGGAAAGTGCTGGTATTTCTAGTATCTTCTTCACAGGAACAGCAAGTTCTGTTACTTACGATGTTAACAATGCAAATATTCCTGTAGGTGGAATTATTGTTTCTGTCGGGTCTACTGAAGGATTCGGATTGCAACCATTAGTCGCTGCTGGAGGAACAGCAGTTGTATCTACAGCAGGAACCATTCAATCTATTGGTATTGGTACTAGCGGTAGTGGATATAGACTTAATATTCAACCAACAGTTAATGTAGCAATTCAAACCTCAAGTTTGTATGCTGCTAATTATACCGGAGTTGGTACAGGACAGATTGTAAATGGTGGTATCACAGGAATTGCAATTACTAATCCTGCGGTATTCTATAGACCAAAAGATATTTCTAATGTCGGATATAGTTCAATTACTGGATTGACTACAGTTACAACACATCTTCCTCATGGATTGCAGAGAGGAGAAAATATCAAACTTTCTGGTATTGCACTTACATGTGATTATGCTGGTCCTATTGGAATCTATACAGCGGACTATACAAGTAGTACTGGTGTTATGACGGTCACTACCAGCACTGCTCATGGATTCAATGCTACTAATAAATCAAGTGTTGTAATATTCACTGGATTGGGAATGACATGTGCTATTGATGCTGGTGTATCTACACATTATTATCCTAGAGGTGCTGATTATGCATATAATAATTCACTTGCTATTACAAATGATGGAACCGCTTATACGGTAAGTAATGCGACATATGCCCCTACTACGGGAGTATTAACTTTAACAGTTACTAGTCATGGATTCTCTAATGGAGATTTGATTAGACTTGCTGGCGAATCATTGATCTTTACTTGTGCTAAAGATAGTCATGCTACTCAACATTCTTATCCAAGACCCACTGATCCTGTAAATAACAGATGGTTAGAAGTATCTAATAAAACAACTAATACATTTACTGTTAATGTAACTCCATCATCCAATACTTCTGCTCATACTTTTGTTTCTGCTTCTGATGATGGATTAATAAAGCATAATGGAACTGTTACAGTTAATGTGGGTGTTGCTGGTCCCGGAGATCAATATGCACATACCTTTAAACGTGCATCTTCTAATGCTATAGTTTCTGGTGGTAATTATCAACATAACTTTGTTAGCGCGGGAACTAGTTGCCTGATTGTTGGTGGCAACTACTCTCATAGCTTTGTGAGTGTAGGAGTCGGTTCTATTACTGTAACAGGTATTGGTTCGGTTGTACCTACAAATGTTACTTATGCTCCGACCACTGGTGCTATGGTCTTAACAGTGGGTAGTGGACATACTTACACTACCAGTGACACTGTTGGATTTGATACTGGTAGCATAGTATTAACTTGCTCAATGGATGCAGGTATTACAAGTCATGCTTATCCTCGTCCCACAGACCCTGTAACGGGTGTTAACACCTCTATTACAGCTGTTAGTGATAATACAATCACTGTTAACGTTGGAACCTCTGGAAGCGTCTTCTATACGCCATCTACAGCGACTTATAATGGATCCACTGGTGATATGGTACTCACAATCGGATCTCATACTTTAGCAGGATCTTCAACTGAGACTATAACAGACGCACAGTATGATCCAAATACTGGTATTATGACTTGTTATGTAGGAACAGCGAAGTCCTTTACTACGGGCGATAGAATTAAATTTGCAACTAATTCTTTAACCTTTAGTTGTGCAAAAGATAGTTATGGATCTAATCATACTTATCCAAGATCTAGTGATTATGTAAGTAATAAATGGTTACCAATTACTGGGGTTACAACCAACACATTTGAGGTTAATGTATTAGAGGAGGGGATAGGAAGACCATCCGCATATACAGGAATTCATTCCTTTGTATCTGCAACTTCAAATGGACTGTCGAAGGCAGGAGAATCTGTCAGGATGTTAGATAATGGAATCACATTTAGATGTGGAATGGATAATTATCAAACACTTCATAGTTATCCACGTCCTAGTGATCCTTATTCTAATACTTCAATTTCTATTGGGGCAACTACTGCTACTACAATTACTCTTAATGTTGGAATATCTACTTTAGTATATCATAGTGTTTCTGCTGCAACTTATGACCCCTCAGAAGGGGATCTTGTTTTAACTCTTACGGGAGCAGGCAGTACCGTTCATAGTATGATTAAAGGTACGAATGTTGCCATTGCTACAGAATCTCTTACCTTTACATGTGCTAGAGATGCACATGCTACTGAGCATAGTTATCCAAGGAAGCCTGACCCAACATATGCGGGAGTTCCTATTAATAGTGTAGGAACTACAACTACCTTTACTGTTAATGTTGGAATATCTACTGTTCCTACATTCTATCAGGGTGGAGGAAAAGTTCAAGCAGCAATTATTGCTCCTAGGGCGAAGAACTTCTCTACTTCCGGTCAAGATCCTGCTGAGAGTGGATCTACAATTACTAATATTATTGATAATAAGAAATTTGAGGTGCTGACGGGTGTATCGACCAGAACTCACTTCTATGCTAGAGGCGGAAAGGTTGATAAAGAATTGAAAGTTAAATTTGATGATCCTAAATCTTATGAGAATTTGGATTTGATTTATAGTTCTAAGTCAACTCAAGGAATAGGAACTCATGCTAAGGTTGATGTAGTAGTAGGGCAAGGATCAAGTGTAATTAATTTCTCAATTAAAAATACTGGATATGGATATGGACAAGGTGAAATATTAACAGTTCATACCGGAGGAACCGCAGGAATTCCTACAGATCCTTCTATGACTTATAAGGAATTCCAGCTCACTCTGCAAGATACCTTTAGTGATTCATTTGCAGGATGGACTATTGGGGATTTAGAAGTATTAGATCATTTTGATGATTTATGTGATGGAAATAATAAGTCTTTCCCAATTAAACTTGATGGCACTTACCTTACAATTAGAGCTGCTAAAGGATCATCAATTGATGTTCAATCAGTTCTATTAGTATTCATTAATGATATTCTTCAAGTCCCAGGGCAAGCATATACCTTCAGTGGGGGAAGCACTCTTAAATTCAGTGAAGCACCTAAGAAGGGAGATTCTACCAAGGTTCTTTACTATAAAGGAACTGGAGATATTGATGTTGTCTTCCGGGATGTACTTGAAACTGTAAAAGTAGGTGATGAACTTACCTTAATGAATGAACCTAGAGATCCATATAATCAAGGATATGGATTGCTTCAGGACGAAAGAGTTGTTACTGGAATCAATACTACTGATTCTGTTAATACTAATCCTTATGGTGGACCAGGAATTACTACTGATGATACATTAGTAAGACCAATTAAATGGTGTAAGCAAACTAAGGATAAGTTTATTGATGGAATTAGAATTGGAAAAGATAGAGTTCATTATGAACCACTTGTCCAACCTACTGCTTTCTTAATTCAAAGTGTTGGTGTAGCATCAACATGTGCTTGGGTTCAAAATGCAAAACCATTCTTTGATCCTATTAATGAAAATAATACTGATTTAAACACATATACAGTAGAGATTGTATCTCAAGATAGTAAAGTTTCTGCTTCTGCAACTGCTAATGTTTCTACTGCAGGAACAATTACTTCACTTAGTATAACTGGAGGAGGATACGGTTATGCATCTGCTCCTACGGTTACTATTGGTTCTCCTGTTGGACTTGGAACAACTCCTGGAGAGTGTCAAGCATATGCATCGGCAACTATCAGTAGCGGTGTTGTAAATGCTATAACTATTGGATCTACTCCAGGGTCTGGATATACATCTACAAATCCACCTCAAGTTCTTATTGGGGATCCTATTCCTGTAAGAGGAAAGGCAACTACCGTAACATATCAAGGTGATTTCGGAATTATCACGGGTGTTCATACAACTACGGTGGGTGTTGCATCAACTGGATTGGTATTTGATTTGTTTATTCCACCTGATTCAGAACTAAGAGATTCTAATATTGTTGGAGTTACTACTGTTAGTGGAATTGCTACTGGATATTACTTCACGGTCAGCAATTCAACTGTGGGTAATGGAGTAACTTCTCTCTATCAAGATAGTAGCACTATAGGAATAGGTTCAACCTTTATAGATAATGTATATGAAGTTGCATCTGTCTCTATTGGGGTAACTGCAGCAGAGTCTAAGACTGGTGCTGGTTTAACTGCAGTTGCTAAAGTAACTGTTAGTGTTAAGGACTGGAATTCTATAAGTGGTCTTGGATATAGTGGTTATTATGGAAACTTCTCTTGGGGTAAAGTTCTCTTTGGAAATAGGGCTGATGCTCAAGCATATAATGCTTACACTACCGATGGAGTGACTGGAATTATAACAGGAGGAATAGTCAGAAGGCTATATCCTCTTAAATGGAAAAACTATAGCTAATTCCCTGCTAAATAAGTAAAAAACTATTGTCCAATGGCTGCAATTATAACTGATCAACTTCGTATATTAAATGCTAAGAATTTTGTGGCAGGAGTTGCTTCAACAGCCAACTCTTACTACTCCTTTGTTGGGTTACCAAATCCAACAGATTATGATGCAGATTGGGAAACTACCCCACCTTCTCCTATTGATAATTTTAATCAAGAGGATAATTATTGGGATACAATGGTTGCATTGAAAAAGATTAGTAAATCTGATGTCAGACAAGTTGTTAGAAAAACTAGTTGGACTTCAGGTATTACATATGACATGTATCGGAATAATATTAGTGCAACTGATGTAGCTAAACCTTCTGATTCTGTAACCTTATATGATGCAAATTATTATATACTGAATAGTGATTATAGAGTTTATATTTGTCTTCAAAATGGAACTTCCCCTGATAATCCTTCTGGGAGACCATCGCTGGATGAACCCACGTTTACTGATTTAGAACCACGGGCAGCGGGAACGAGTGGTGATGGTTATATTTGGAAATATCTCTATACTATTAGTCCTAGTGATATTGTTAAATTTGATTCTACAAATTATCTACCAGTTCCTCAAGATTGGTCAACCAATACCACTGATGCTGCTGTTAGAAATAATGCCTCAAGTAGTGGACAATTAAAGATTGTAACTATTGGCGATAGAGGTGTGGGAGTAGGAACTGCTAATAAGGTTTATACTCAAGTTCCCATCAAAGGTGATGGAGCTGGTGCAGAAGCAACAGTAACTACTAATAATGATGCTAAAATTTCAAATGTAACAATCTCTAACGGTGGATCTGGATATACCTTCGGTACTTTAGATCTTGCTGCTAAGGGAATTACAGGAACTACTTCTCCTGTGTTTAATGTTATTATTCCTCCTCAAGGAGGACATGGTGCTGATATCTATAGAGAATTGGGTGCTTATAATGTTCTTTTATATTCTAGAATTGAAAATGATACAGATAATCCCGATTTTGTAACTGGAAATCAAATAGCAAGAGTTGGGGTTGTAGAAAGTCCTAAAGCGTATTCATCTACTGCAAACTTAGAATCCGATAAAGCAAGTGCGGTTTATGCACTTAAATTAGCTGGAGCTGGTTATAGTGGAGTTACATATAATCCAGATGTTCAGATTACTCAAACAATTGGTATAGGATCAACTGCTTTTGGTAGAGTAGTTTCTTATGATCAAAATACGGGTGTGTTGAAGTATTGGCAGGATAAATTCCATTGTGGATTTAATACTGATGGAACTAAAAATACATCTCCTACTTATGGATTTACAATGGAGAGATTTACTGCTGATATAGGCAGTGGGGGATCTTTTAATATTATTGGTGGTAGTGCAACACTAGCAATTCAAACTTCTTTTGGTAGTGCTGCTAATCCGGGTATTAATACGGTAATAAATAGTCGTACATATAACTTAGGACAATCTTTTATAAAGGGCGTATCTCAACCAGAGGTGAAAAAATATTCCGGTAATATCATCTATGTTGATAACAGACCGTCGATTACTAGATCTACCAATCAAAAAGAAGATATCAAAGTTATTTTGCAATTCTAAGGAATTATGTCTCAGGAAACCAATCTTAACGTAGCTCCCTATTTTGATGACTTCAATGAACCTGAAATAGGCGGGAAAGCTAAAGACTACTATAAAGTTCTTTTTAAACCTGGTTTTCCAGTTCAAGCGAGAGAGCTAACAACTTTGCAGTCTATGCTGCAAAATCAAGTGGAGCAATTTGGCAACCATTTCTTTAAGGAAGGTGCTAAAATAATTCCTGGTGATTTGACGTATATTGATAAATTTTATGCTGTAGAGGTTGAAGATAATTTTCTTGGAATTCCTGTATCTTTATATCAGGATGATTTAGTAGGTGTTTCCATTAGAGGAGAAACTAGTGGTGTAACTGCGAAGATTGAAAAAGTAATTTCAGCAACTGAATCTGATAGAGGTCATATTACTCTTTATGTAAGTTATGGAGAATCTGGGAATAATAATTCAGCAAGAGATTTCAGTGATGGAGAGAATCTGATTACAGATTCCAATATTACTTTTGGAAGTAGTTTTATTACTGCTGGAGAAGGATTTTCAAGAACTATAGCAGTGAATGCTTGTTCTATTGGATCTGCATTCCGTATTAGTGAAGGTGTATATTTCTTAAGAGGATATTTAGTTAATGTTGATTCAGAGATTCTTATTCTTGATCAATATGATAATAGTCCTAGTTATAGGATTGGATTAGATGTTATTGAAGAAATTGTAAATGCTGACCAAGATCCTTATTTAAATGATAATGCTCAAGGATTTAATAACTTTGCTGCTCCTGGTGGAGATAGATTAAAGATTACTGCTTCTTTAGCAAAGAAAGATTTAGATGTTTTTGATGTTCCTAATTTTGTTGAATTAGCGAATGTAAAAAATGGTGTTTTAAGAAAGATAAACAATAAGACAGAATATAATCTTTTGGCAAATGAGTTTGCTAGGAGAACTTTTGATGAATCTGGAAGTTATTATGTTAAATCATATGATGTTTTTGCCAAGGAAAGCCTTAATAATGGAATAGGAAATAATGGTCTTTATAAGGAAAATCAATTAACAGATTCTGGTCAAAAACCATCTGAAGATTTGATGGTTTATAAAGTTGGTCCAGGAAAGGCATATGTAAGGGGATTTGAAGTTGAATCTATTGCACCTACTCTTTTAGATGTTAAAAAACCTAGAACTACTAATTTACTTGAGAATCAAGCAGTTAATTTTACTTTTGGATCTACTTTAAGACTTGATAGAGCATCTGGATCACCTAAAATTGGTCTGAGTACTTCTGAAACTCTCAGTTTAAGAAGAGATAGAGTTGGTTTAAGTTCATTAACTCCTGCAGGTAAGGAAATTGGAATTGCAAGAGTTTATGATTATGCTTTAGAATCTGGTGGTTATGAAACTAGTAATTATAATTTAAATAGATGGGATCTCTCTGTATATGATGTACAGACTTATGGGGATTTGCAGATAAATCAAGCAGTTACTTTAAGTGTTCCAACACATGTTAAAGGTGATTCTAGTGGAGCAACTGCATTCCTTAAGAATGCTGTAAGTGCTGGAACTGCGTTAACTGTATACCAAATCTCTGGAAACTTTATTAATGGTGAAAAATTAGTCTTTGATAATACATCTGATAGTAGAGTAAGTATTGGATGGACTAATTATGGGTTAGGAGATGTAAGATCTGTCTATTCTTTGGTTAATCATGATAATGCGGGTGCAGGTTCCACATTCTCTGCTGATGTTATTCCTTCAGAATTTTTTGAAATTGGAGTTGCTAAGTTAACTCCCGCATCTGCTGGTCCTGGAAATATTTCAACAGTCACTAGTCCCAATCTAACCTTCCCTGGTATTGTAACGAGTGGTAATTATGTTAGGTATACACGTCCTGGTTATACTGACCCATCTTTTGCCAAGGTTGATATTGTAAACACTAATAATATTATAATAAGTGGAATTACTACTGTAAGCGGAATTTGTGATGGTGGTCTGAGTCTTTCCGCACTAGAAATTACAGATTTATCAGTTTTAACTACATATACGGAAAAAACTGAGAATAACGAAAGGATTTTTGCTCCTCTACCTAAGAAGAATGTTTCTTCAGTTGATCTTGATGGTGGTAGCGTTATTATTAGAAGAGAATTTGATGTAACAATCACCAATAATTCTTCTAATGTTCTCTCAGCAGAAGCTGGTTCTAATCAAGTATTCTTACCTTTTGATGAAGAAAGGTATGTATTGACAAGAGGAGATGGAAGTACAGAAAAACTTGCATCTGATCAATTTGATTTTACTAATGGAAGTACTAGTCTTCAAATCAATGGATTGGGAGCTAATGATTCTACTGGAGAAGCAAGATTAATTGCTACTTTAAGAAAGAATAAAGTAACTTCTAAATCTAAGAAGAAAAGTTCTATAAACGTTTATGTTGTTAATAAGTCAACATCAGAAGGATCTGGTACAAATGCTGGTACTCTTTCTACAACTAGAAATGATGGGTTAACATATGGAAATTATCCTTATGGTACTAGAGTACAAGATGAGAAGATTTCTCTTAATGTTCCTGATGTAATTAAAATTCATGGAATATATGAATCTTCGGATACTTCTGAACCTACCCTCCCCAATATAGTTCTTGGGTCATTAGATGGTCCCACGGGTAAAACTGATGATTTAATAATTGGAGAAGAATTTGTAGGGACATTAAGTGGTGCAAGAGGAACATATGCTGTTCAAGTTGATAGTAGTAAAATAAGCTTTATCTACTTGAATAAGAATACTTTCCAAAATGGAGAAATTATTAATTTCTTAGAATCTGGGGTTAATGCTATTGCTTCTACTCTAGATCAAGGTAGTAAGAATATAACTGATTATTATACTTTCTACAATGGTCAAACTTTAACTTATTATGACTATAGTTATATTTTAAGAAAGCAGGGGATTCTAGCACCTACTAAAAGTTTGAAAGTTGTTTATACGAAGGGTTATTATGAAGCCAATGATACGGGAGATATTACTACTGCCAATTCTTATGAAGGATTTGATTATGGAACGGAAATTCAGAAAATAGATATTTTCCGTAATACTGATATTATTGATGCACGTCCAAGAGTTGATGATTATACAGTAGCAGTAGATGCAGCATCTCCATTTGAATTTGGAGGTCGTTCTTTTACGGATGACTTACATAGTACAAAATATATCTTTGCGTCTGATGAATCTGAAACAATAGCATTTAATTACTACTTACCAAGGCTTGATAGGATTTATTTGACTAGTGATGGAGTATTCCAAGTTAAAATAGGAGAACCTGCAGATAATCCTAAGTTACCTCAACCAGTCAATGATGCTATAAATGTAGCGAATATAGCACTTCCTCCATATCTCTTTAATGTTAAGAATGCACAAATTACATATGTAGATCATAAGAGATATCAAATGAGTGATATCTTTAAATTGGAGAATAGGATTAAGAACCTTGAATATTATACTACTCTTTCTCTCCTAGAGAATAACACTGCTAACCTCTTTATTTCAGATTCACAAGGAAAAGATAGATTTAAATCTGGATTCTTAATTGATAATTTCTCTGCAGTGGGAGGTCAAGATCTTACTGTTGGTGTTAAGAATAGTGTTGATCTTAAAATGGGAAGATTGAGACCTTCACATTATACTACTTCTGTTAGTTTGGAGCTCGGTTCTGATGCAATCGCTGGATTAGGAACTACAACTTCTACTAATGCTGATCTCAATTTCTTAGAAAATATAACCGGTACGAATATTAAGAGAACCGGTCAGGTTGTAAGTTTGGATTATGAGGATGTAGAATGGTTAAATCAACCATTTGCTACACGTATTGAAAATGTAACTCCTTTCCTAGTTAAGAGTTATGACGGATCTATTGAACTTGATCCAAGTGTAGATGTATGGATTGATGTTAATAGGGTGGAAGTGAGAGACGTTCAGATGGAAGGTTCCTTTAGAGGAGTCGCTGAAGCACTACAAGCAGAAATTACTGATGCTGCTGATGGTAGTCGTCTGGGTGTAAGTCCTATTATCTGGGATGCTTGGCAAACCAATAATGTGACCCAAGATCTTGATATGGCTGTTAATGTAGATATGAGTACTGGCCGAAATGGTCCACAGGATTCTGTTACAACAGACGTTTCTGTTACTACAACACTCACAACTACTCTTGATCAAGATAGAACAGGTATTCAACATACTGTTAGAGAAGAAATTGATACTGAATCTTTAGGAGATAGGATTGTAAGTAGAAATATAGTCCAATTCATGAGGCAAAGGAACATTTCGTTCACTGCCAGAAGAATGAAGCCCAATACTCAAGTATATGGTTTCTATGATAACGTAGATATTAATGATTTCATCGTTCCTAAGTTATTGGAAATTGAAATGGTTAGTGGTGATTTTGCTTGGGGTGAGAATGTAATTGGAACTATGTCAGAATCTGAGACGATTGATGATATTTTTGCACCTTCTGTTCCATACATTTCATTTAGACTTGCTTTAAGCAATCATAAGTATGGTCCTTTCAATCAAAGAGATGATATCTATGTTCAGAATCCCTACAATAGAGATTTAGATGTTCCTTCTCAATACCTTGGTAATGTAACTCTTTTAAACGTTGATTTAGCTAGTTTAGCAGATGAAAGACAACCTGAATATTGGGGTTGGGTTCAGACAGGTATGATTCTTAGAGGTCAGCAGAGTGGTGCTGTTGCTAGATTAACCAATTTAAGGTTCATTACGGATAATGTAGGAACTGTACAGGGATCTTATATGGTTCCTGATGGCAATGTTCCAGGAAACCCCTTATTTGAAACTGGTAGAGGAATCTTTAGATTAAGTAATAGTTCTACTAATGATAAAACGGGTGGAGTTGTAATTACTTCTGCAGAAGAGATTTTCTATTCTCAAGGTGACCTTGATAATACTCAAGAAGTTACACTTTCTCTTAGGAATGCAAGAGTTACACATGAAGATTTTGATGAGAGCAGAACATTAGCAACTAGAGAAAGTATCACACAAACAGCAAGTGATAGTGTTATTGTTGGTCCACCACCACCACCTCCAAGGCAAGATCCTTTAGCACAATCATTCTTTGTTGATGATACTGAAGGTGTCTTTATTACGAAGGTTGATGTATGGTTTAAAACAAAGGATCCTACTTTACCAGTTTTCTGTCAATTAAGAGAAATTCAAACTGGTCTTCCTACCTTAAAGGTTCTACCTTTTGCAGATATTGAAATATCTTCTGCTAATGTTAACGTATCTGAGGATGCATCAGTAGCTACTACAATTACATTTGATTCTCCAGTTTATCTGAATGGTAAGAGAGAATATGCTTTAGTCTTCCTTTCTGATTCTACCGAGTATCGACTTTGGATTTCTCGTATGGGAGAAGCAGATGTAACATCTACTGCTCAGGAAGCAGGAACAATTTTAGTTACATCTCAACCAATTCTTGGATCTCTATTCAAATCGCAGAATGCTTCTACTTGGGATCCTAGTCAATATGAAGATATGAAGTTTAAGCTCTATAGAGCAGACTTTACACAAGAAGGATCTGTACAATTCTTTAATCCTACATTACCTACAGATATTGAAAAACTGAGAGCAAATCCATTTGACATTGATTCTAAGACTATTAGAATTGGAATAGGAACTACATTACGGGATACTGGTTTAACAAAAGGAAATACTATTGTACAGTTGAAGTCCGGTGCTACTGGTACATACGTAGGAAGTGCTGGAACCGCACATGGAACACTTAATGTTCTTAATGCTGGTATTGGATATACGCCAAGCAGTGGTGCTCTAACTTATAGTGATATTAGTCTAACTAATGTCAGTGGTAATGGAAGAAATGCTACAGCTAATGTGACAATTAGTGGTGGAGTCGCTGCAGCAGCAACCATTGCTAATGGTGGAATAGGATATGCTGTGGGAGATGTTGTAACGGCTTCTTCTATTGGTATTGCTTCAGTCGGTAGAAATCTAAGGTTAAGTGTTCAGCAAATTGCTGGTGTAAATGAATTAACATTGGATGAAGTTCAAGGAGACTTTACCGTTGGAGTAGGATATACATTAACCTATAATACTGCTGTTGGTGTTGCTACAACCATGAATGGTAATTTTGGTGGCAATGTTCTTCTTGATGGATCTCCTCAAACGGTTTATGATGGATTGCACTTTAAGGTAAATCAGCGAAATCATGGTATGCACGCTGATGTTAACCAAGTGACTATTAAGGCAGCGAAATCTGATGTTACTCCAACAACTTTAAGTACTGATTATACTGCATCTGCTACAGGAAATATTTCTGTAGGAAGCACCGCGAACTTTGCTAAATTTGAGAATGTTAGTGTCGGTGCAACTAATCCAGGTTTGGTTAAGATTGGTAGTGAGATTATCAAATACACTGGTCTTTCCGGTCAAAATCTAACGGGTATTACAAGAGGAAGAGATGGCACAACTGCCTTCCCACATTCTAATACAGACTTAGTTTATAAGTATGAAATGGATGGGGTATCTCTCCTAAGGATTAATAAGACTCACACATTAAGTGATGCCAGTGTTAGTAGACCAATAGGTCTGGATTATTATTACATAAAAGTTGATATGACTTCTGGTACTGATATAACTACCAGAGATGGAACTACATTTGAAAAACTCTTCTTTAATCAAACTAAGGAAGTTGGTGGAGCAGAAGTTAAATCCACTTATAATGTTCCATTTGAAATAATAACTCCTGAGATTCAAACAAT